GCTGATGCGCTCCATGTACCGCCATTTGCCATATTTAATTTCCTCCTCCGTTAATATCTACGTAAATAACGCCCATCTTTTCGTACGTCGATTGATTGCGGTCATTACGTTTGCGAGTAGATGTGACCGTTAATATCGCACTTACCGCATATACTCCGTCTGTCTCCGTTTTAAATGGAGGCGTCATAACAAAAGACATCAACGTCATATAATCGTCGATGTCTCGTATTTTCGTTTTCATATTGATCTTGTCGTTAATAATTGTGCTAATTGTTTCGGATTTATTTAAGCAATCAACACGGCTATTTCCGAAGTAAACGATTTGATACATATTTTCAACCGTATAATGTACGCCTGTTAATCCGCTACTGTTATCGCCTTGCCATCGGATACCGACGGTATTAGCCACGTATTTTAACGGAAAATCCTCTTTGTAAAGCCGACTGACGCCTACCGTCGCTAGTAAGTCGCCTATCGTATCGATTTCTTGCGCTCTAGTCGCCATTAGCGCCACCCCGCTCTCTTTAGTTCGTCCGCTATTTCTTCTTCGAGCCATTCCGCCCACTTACCCTCGTTTTGTTGCGCCGATACGTCTAAGAATTTCTTCTCGCCTGTGACCGCTTTTCCGGCATCTTCGTGAATATAGTAAGCGTAGTTAAATACGTTGCGTACCGCATTAGCCGTAATCTCAACTTCTAATCCGTTAACTTCTGCGTTTATTTGCTGTCGTAAAGTACCGTCTTTTAGCGGAGCAATATCGACTGCCTCCGCTTGCCAATCGTTCTTTACATCTCGTAGTCCGTTTTGTATTCCGGTATTAACAGCGTTGGGCGCTTGCTTTAGTGCCTTCGTAAACTGCGACAAATCAAACGTAAATTCGCCCGCCATTATAAATGCACCGCCGTTAGCGTTGCTTTACCGTTTACCATCCGTATTGGACGGATTGATAACGGCTGACGCTCGATTTTAACGCCTAGTTCATTCGTGTATGAAACGATGTCACCGTAGTTGATGTCCGGCAGTTTATCGAATAAAATCTTTACGCTTGCGGTAACTTCTTCGCCTAATTGATTCATTACTTTTTCGACTTGTTCCGTTGCGCGTGCTTTATATTCGATTGGCTCTCCGTATTCCTCTACGCCCCATCCATCGTTATTACCCGCTATTAATTTACGGACATATACCGTCTGCTTTAAAGGTACAATCGCCATCTACAACGTCACCCACTTTATACGGCTGTTGCCTCCGATTTTGTCGGGATTAGCCTCTACAATCATATCTGCGATTTCCTCGGTAATTAAATCCGATAGCTCTTTCTTCGCCCAATCTTTAAATGTAAAGTTAATGCCGTCTACTCCGAAACTAGCTACGCCTCTTTGTGCCATAACCGTTGTATCGTTAAAATTAGCGTTAAGGACACACGCAAATAAATACGTAGCCTCTAGCGGAATAACGTAGCCTTTATAAGCGCTCAATAACGTTCGCTTTGCTACGTTTAAAAAGCGGATTTGGTTCGTCTGCTCATTCGCTAAAAAGTCCTCGTTGTCAATCGCATGATACGTTACATACTCGACAACCTCCGTCAGATTCCATTCGCCTACGATAACCGGCTCAATATCCGTTGATGTTTCCGTTTCAGTAAGCGGAGTGTCCTCCGTTGTTGGCGTTTCGATTGGTACGCCCCATTCGTCTAATTGCGTCATAAACGCACCTCCTCGTTATTTTGCGGAGGCTGTACGTTTAGCTGGCGCTTTTGTAGCGGGCTTTGCCTCCGGTTGTGGTTCGTCGATGCGGTTAGTGTCGATTAGAGCGTCTAGTACCGCAATTTCGTCCTTATCGTCTGTTTCGTAAACTCCGCCATTAAATCGCTTTAGTTCGTCATATACGTAAAAGCCTAACGTTGGATATTTCGATTCATACTTCGCCATTTCTTAAACTGCCTCCTTACGTCGAATCTGCGTCAGCATTTCCGATAAAGTTTCCTTGTTTCTGTGTTTTAAATCAAACTCCCACACGACAATCACGTTATAACCGTACTTTGAAAATGAGGATAATTTACGTTTATCACGCTCAATCGCGCGTACTTGTATGTGGTGTAGCGAGCTCTCATCCGGATATACTGCCGGATTAGCATGCCAAAAATCGCCGTTTGCTTCGATTATTGTATTTGTTGACGGAATATAAAAATCTGCGGTCATTCTGTCTACATTGTATTGTGGAATAAATTCAACATGATTGTCAGTAAGATATTGCGCTATCTCTCGCTCAATCCAAGTGTCCGTGTTTTTACGACTTCTAAAGAAACACTTACGACTACAAAACTTTTTAAATTTATTACTATGTTCATCTACTTGGCAGCGTATTTTACACGTATAATATTCTTCGCACTGTGGACATTTTCGATAAAACTCGTTCGGGATACTTAACCGCTCAATCTCTCGACTTAGTGTGGTAGATTTTACTCGGAGTATTTTTGCGACTTCCGATAAATACTTATGTTCATAGCAAATTAACTGTATTAACTCTTCACGATTCAGTTTACGAATTGGTCCTGTGCGCCATTTAAATTCGGGTTGCGCTTGTGTTTTACGTATGTTTGATGCCTTTAAAGCGCTTGTGCATTTTCGAGAACAAGCTCTTACGAACTTTCGCTTGTTTGTTGGGTCTGCTTTACAAGCCATATCTACGTAAAATAATTTACCGCAATTAGTGCAATTGGTTGGATGTTCCTTTTTTGATGTAGTAGCACTACGTTCGTGACAGTTTCGAGTTGGTATATCTAATGCTTTTAGAGCGTTTAATATAGTTTGACTGTTGACTCCACAAATTTCTGCTATTTGGGAAGATGACATCCGTTTTTCCGTGTAATACTCACTTAACCATTCTTTATTACGATACAACTTCGACATATAACCACCGCCTTTATGGTTTCCGCCTTAATTTAATAGAACGCAAAAAGCCGCGTTAGGCGTAACACGGCGTTCAAATCGGCTCATGACTTCCGAAATTATTTTGCGTTAAGTTTGCGTTGAATTAAGCTAAACCTTTAATGCGAGCGTGTGCTTTCTCTTGGTGGAACTCTAGTGTAAATTCACCTACGATTTGGCCAGTAATCAGGTCCCCTGTACGGCCCATGAATGTGTGTGAAAATTCGCGAGTTTGTAACGGTTTAATCGCAACACGGTTAGCGTCGATGATAAGAACTTCGTCCGGTGCTAAGTTGTTGTTTAGTAAGATTTCCGCAGCACCGAAGTCAGATAAGAAGAAGTCAACTACTTGACCGCGACCGTTATCTTGGCGAGTAATTGATACTTTATCCGAATCTGCAGCAGAGATAGCGCGTTTTTGTTTAGCGCCTACGATAATTTTGTAGTTACCGCCAGTTGCGAAACCACCCGCTTCGTAAATCGCTTGGAACGCATCACCTAATTTGTTTAACGTTAAAGAAGCGCCTGCTGCGTCAAATACGTTCGATTTAATGAACTGACGAATACCGCCCATTTGACGTACTTTACCGTCTGCCGACTCGTATTTGACTCCGTTGATTACCGCTTTTTCAAGTTGTAACGCTAATTCTAATAATTTCTTTTGCTTCTCGTACTCGTATAAATCGTCGATGCCGTATTCAGACGTTGCAGCCGCTGTACCGCTGATTGAGATTGACTCGTCGAAGATTTGCGTTAAATTCGATACACGTTTACGTGATTTAAAGCGAGCTTTACGAGCGTCAGCGCCCTCTACGCCTTCTACGAATTGGAACTCGACTTTAGCTCCGTTTACTGCTGTTGTTGCTGTAGTGCCAGCATATCCGCGTGTTACTGTTAAGTTGTTGCCTGTCACCGCTGTAACTAGCGCTAATTCTTCGCCAATTTTAATTACGTGTTTAGCTTGGAAAATAGAACCGTCTGCAACCGCTACTGTAGTCGCTGAATTAGTTAACTCTGCTGTTAACGTAGTTTCATCTGCATACATTTCGTCCTCGAACCATTGGCGCTCAACTTGCGATACTGATTCGCCGAAACCTACTAGCGAGATCATTGGCGTTTGGTGCGGATTAAGTAGTAATAACTCGTCTGTTACCGATTCTTTTTTACCTACGATTTGGTTTTGTAAAATTGTCATAATATAAATTCCTCCGTTATTTTAAATTTGGCGGTATCCGCCGTTTTATTTTTCGTTAAATATTAATTAAGGCGTAGGGTTTTCCAACGCTGTTAATCGTGCAATAATATCGTTATATTGTGCCTGTGTACCGAAGCCTGCTGGACCTGTTGCGCCCGTGTCGCCTTTATCGCCCTTGTCACCTTTCGGACCTGTCGCTCCAGTTGCGCCTTGTGGTCCGGCAGCCCCAGTGTCACCTTTTGGACCGGCTGGACCCGTAGCTCCTGTCGCTCCTCTAGCGCCTGTTTCGCCTTTTAGTGACGCAAGCCATGCGCTTTCTGTACCGACAAATCCGTTTTTAACTGCGATTTCATACGCAGATAAGCCGTCAGCACCGGCTCCACCGCCACCGCCCGAAGCATATTCGAATTTACCTTCGGCGTTCTTTGTGACGAGCACCATCGGAATGGCTTTAGTACCGTCAATGGCTTCGTCTACAATCGCAGTTACTCCGCGACTATCGCTTTGAATAGGCGATTTCATCTTGTTTACGACCATCCGTATAACTCCTCCTTACCGTTATAGTCCGAGTTGTTTTTTCAGTTGTGCATACGCTACTTTATCCGCAATCGTACCGCTCTTACGCGCTTTATCTGCCGCATCTGCTAATAGTTGTTCGGCTGTTTTATCGCTAGAGCCTCCGCCTACGTTCGTTGCCTGTCCGATTGGTTGCGCCTGTTTCTTCGCCACCAAGTACGGTTTATGTTCAACAAGCGTTTTAATAACGTCATCAACTCCGACTACTGCTCCGTCATCTCCGATACTTACGGCCGATAAATCGGATAATGCGATAGCTGCGTCAATGTCGATAATGTTTGCGCTTGTAGCAACCTTGATGAATTCGTTCTTGATCGCTTGCTCACGGATAGCGTTCTCCTTCGCTTCTAACTGCGATTTAAGTTCGTTCAATTCCGTTTCAAACTTTTTCGCAAGTTCTTCCGCTCGCTCTTTTTCGCTCAACTCCGCTAAACGCTGCTCCTCTAACTTCGCCTCGTATTCGCTTGCCTTCGCTTTCACATCTTCGTAATCTGCGAATTTTTTACGCTCACGCTCTAAGCGTTTAGCGATGATATCGTTAATTTCTTCTTGTGTGTACGTTTTAACTTCCGCTGTAGGCGTGTCAGACGATTCGAGATTTTGTTCGACGGGTTGTTGTCCGTCTCGATTCGTTTCAGCTTCGTTTGATTGCGGTTGTTCTTCCGCAAAGAATTGTAAATTAAGCGTTAATAATAAGTTGTTCATGCGTTTACCTCCACCGATTAAAGTCCGTCGACTATTAGTTACTGCGCTTGCTAATTGCTCCGTCAGTTTATTGACTTGTCGTAGGTCATGCGCAGTTTATTCGCTAAACTCTATCCGATCGTCTAACCGGAGTAACTATGTGCTTACATTTCGGATGAAAAAGCTCTTTCCGTGAAATATCACCGATATATGGATAATCGCCAGGAGCGTCGGGAGACAGTTTAATTATCCGGCCCTCCCAATCTTTGCATTTATCGGTAGCTCCATGTTTACTAATACGGCCATACATCGAACCTTCCGCCAATGCTTCGTTAATACTCGCTTCGCGATGCGCATTAAATAAGTTTGTACTTGCGATAACGTCCGTATAATGCCCGACTCTCCAACGTCTACCCGCCGCATCAAGTATCGCCATATCCGGTATTTGTTCGATTCTCTTGCGGATGTCCTTCGATAGCTGACCGATAGCATTATCGCCTCGCGTAAGCATTGATCGGGTAGCCTCCGCTGTAGCTTTCCGTATAGCGAGCTTTGCTTGACGGTTCATATTCTGCGTTACTGCGAGTAAGTCCGCTTGTGTGTCGGCAATTGCTGCGTCAACAAAGCGCCTATTCGCTTGATTAAACGTAGCGAGTTTTAACGCTTCGTCAAACGTTTCAACTACGTCATTAGCGAGCATAGTCGTAGCAATACCTTCGAGCGCTGCTTGCGATATGGATGCGGATACCCATTCTTGGGCATACTCTGCTAAGTCGGATAATATGACGGATATGTTTTTCTCAATAGCGAGTAGTTGAGCGCGTTTATAGTCCGTTAAAAATACCGACTGTATTTCCTTTTGTACGTCTTTGAGCGCCTTTTCGTACGCTTTAGTGAGCCGTTTTATATCGTAGTCGTAATCCGGTAAAGGTGGCGTAGTCACTATTCATCGCCTCCAGTTTCCTCCGTTGATTCTACGTTAAATATACTTGCGTCGACTGTTCCGACTTCCTTTTCGGTATCGGCGTCAATCTTAGCAACAATCTCTCCGGCTTGAATGTCGTCTAGCGTATCCATACGTTTAATTGCGGTTGCTACGTCGATAGTCGGTTTACCGCCTGTTCGTATTTCCATAATCTCCGCTTGCTCTTTTTCGTTAACAGGTAAGCCATCACGCCATGTAATCGTAGGGTAAACTGCCTCGAAATTGGCTTCTCCATGCGCAATGTCTAATAACTGACATTGATACAACGCGTCACGTAAAGCACGGTCGTATTGCGTTCTAACACGCGCAACCTTCGATAATATTGGCATAAAGCGAGCTTTAATCGCTGCTCCGTCCGTATGGCTCGTTCCTGTTCCTCCGCTATTTTGATCGCCTAATACCGTACCGAATAGCCACTGCGGAGTTTCTGCGATTTGGAACGCCATTCCGATTAGTAGTTCGAGTTCTTTAAATGCTCCGTTTAATTCGCTATTCCACGTCATATAGCCCGGAGTAGCGTCGTCCTTCGTAACTTCGATGTATCGTCCGCTAGTTTGTACGCTACCACCTTCGCCAATCACCGGGCCGTATACCGTCGGGTCGGTGTGTTTCCATAAGACATAATCAATCTGCGCAAGTCGGTCGTTAATCGCAATTAAAATCGTTTCAAGCGCTTCGAGCGTTCCTTTACCTTGCCACTGATCGTCCGTTGATTTATACGGAATATGATGTACTAATATCGTCGGTACGCCTGTTGCGATAATGTCCGATTCTCGTCCGGTTGCTACACGCTCTTTAATGCGGAATACCTGCACCGGATAGCCGTATGAATTATCGACGCCACCTTCGTAGGTTTCGAGTTTGTATCGTTCATATACGATGTAACCTGGTAAATGCTTTTCAACGTTCAAGTACGGCGTATCATTATCTCGGCTTACGACCCACTCGACACTAGCGATAACTACTGCTTTAAACTTTTTAACGTTGCCGTCCGCTGTAATCGGAAATACGCAGTCAGCCGATACATGCTCGATAATCGGCTCTAATTGCGCCTCGTCCGGCATACCTACGCCGATTTCCGCTAATGCGCTATAATCTTG